GCTCAGGCCACATCCGCAATCCTAACTATTGATTCAACAATCAATACATATCAAACTTTGGACGGCAAGGCGTATTTTACGACGGATTCGCAAGGATCGTTTGCTGTTGAAATGTTGGCCGATTGGTCAGCATCTCCATCTCTTTGTGATGCACTTTGGACAGCGGCCGACACCGCGCCAAATACAGCATTGACTGTGGTTTTCACAGCTGCAACGGGCGCTGTGTTTAACTTTGATGTCCAGCCAATTTTCCCATCAGCTGGAGGCACAGCACCGGATGCACAAACTGTTTCATTAGCATTTACCTGTGTGACTACCCCAACACTATAAAAAGGAGATCGGGAGCATGAAGTTACCAATAACGATTGAGTTTGTTTCGGGGGATAGCGCAACATATACCGCGCTACCTCCGGAATGGATGAAATGGGAACAAAAAACTGGAAACACGATTCAGCAAGTATCTGAGAAATTAGGCATTGCAGATTTGATGTTTTTGGCGTATCACGCAAGCAAGCGCGAGGCAGCTGGAAAGCCTGTTAAGCCATTTGAAGTGTGGTGCGAGACTGTGACTGACATAAGCATGGGAGAAACCGAAAACCCAAAAGTTACGAATCCGGATCAATAAACCGGATTCTTTGGGAATTAGCAATCACCACGGGATTGTCACGATCAGAGTTTCAAACGGCCGAAGATGTTTTAACTGTTTTTGAGATTCTAAGGATACGAAATGGCGACTGAGGCAATTACATACGATAAGAATGAATTGCGCGGAATTCTTAAGGCTTTTAAAGCCATGGATGAAAGAGCTGTGCAACAAGCCAAAGGCGTATCAAATGGGTTGGCCACTTATGTGCAATCAAAAATCAAGAGTGCAGCTGGTGGCCGACCAAATAAAGCGGCCAGCCGTGTTGCTGATGGATCGCGTGTAAGCAAATCATCAAAGATTGGTGAATTGTCATTTGGCTTTGTATCTCAAAAATTTAGCGGTGGGGGTACAACCCAACAGCTTTGGGGCGGTTACGAATTTGGCTCAAATAAATTCAAGCAATTTCCGGTGTGGTCAGGCCGTGAAGGTCGCGGCTCAAGAGGATACTTTATTTATCCAACCTTAAGAGCTGAGCAACCCCACATCATTGCTCAATGGGAAGCTGCATTTACTAAGATTTTGAAGGAGTGGTGATGGCCGGACAAAGTAGAACGCTCAAGCTTTCCATTCTCGGTGATGTAGATCAGCTCAAAAAAAGTCTTAGCACCGGCTCAACCGAGGTGCAAGGTTTTGGCGATAAAATTGGCAATTTTAGCAAGAAAGCAGGATTGGCATTTGCCGCAGCTGGTGCCGCAGCTGCCGCATACGCTGGCAAATTGCTTATTGATGGTGTGAAGTCTGCCATTGCCGATGAAGCTGCACAAACTAAATTGGCCACAACTTTGGAAAATGTCACCGGTGCCACAAATGCTCAAATTAAAGCGGTCGAGGCGCAGATACTTAAGACATCTTTATTGACTGGAAAAACCGATGATGAGCTGAGGCCATCGTTAGATCGTCTATTGAGAAGCACAAAAAATGTTGAAGAAGCTCAAAAATTGCAAGCTCTTGCATTGGATATTTCTGCTGGTAGTGGAAAATCGCTTGAGGCCGTTTCAAATGCGCTTGCAAAAAGCGCAGAAGGTCAAAATACAGCTCTTGGAAAACTAGGCGTTGGCATTAGCGCAGCAGAGCTGAAAACTATGTCATTTGACCAAATCACAGCTAAATTGGCTGGCACATTTGAAAACCAAGCATCAAAGCAAGCTGAGACTTTTGAAGGCAAAATGGCTCGTTTAAGTGTGGCAATTGATGAAGGCAAAGAAACAGTTGGATCATTTGTGCTTGATGCAATCACTCCGCTGGTTAATAAATTTGTCAATGATGTTGTTCCAGCAATTAAAAAATTTGCAGATGCAATTGGCCCACAGCTTGAGCCAATCATAAAAGCTTTAGGCACATATATCAATGACACATTTGTTCCAGCGTTTAAAGCAATTTGGTCATTTATTACCACATTTCTTATTCCAACATTTACGGCTGTTTTAAAACCAGCCATTGAAGGATTAAACACCGCATTCACTAAAGTTAAAACGGCCATCAATGATAATTCTGAAGAATTAAAACCTTTGGTTGGATTTATGAAAGCGGTTGCGGATTTTGCCAAAGATACGCTAGCTCCGATTTTAGGCGGTGCTTTAAAAATAGCTTTGAATGTAGTCGCAGGAATAGTCGCAGGCCTTGTGACTGGTTTTTCCAATTTAGTGTCTGGCATTAATTCTGTTGTCACTAAAGTTAAAGCATTTATTGAATTGATGAAAAATAACCCGGTCACGCGATTTTTTGGTGGTGGAGATAACTCCAAAGGATTAAGAGCAGGCACGGCAGAATTTGACCCAGATATGGGTGGCGATCCATTTGCTGGCGGCGGTGGAGGAGGTCAAACATTTGGCGGGGCAATTGATCCGCGCACCTTTACAGGCGCACCGCTTGGTGCCTATTCACCAGCCATGCAAGCTGCAATTTTAAGGCGCGAGGAATTAAAGGCAGAAACCGAAAGATTGCGTCAAGCTAGAGAAGATAGAGCGGCAAACCGCGTAATTGCAACCGGTGGGCTTACAACGGCCGAGCGCGTAGTAATCAATGTCAATGCTGCCTCAATTATTGATGAGGAAGGATTTTCCAGAGCCGTTTCAGATGCGCTCAATAATTCGACTTTTAGAGGCACCAATGGCGCATCTAATTTGGTTTATTTATGACACTTTTTAATCCTATTTGGCACGTGACAATTGGCGGTGTTCAATACACAAATTATGTGTTGGCCAACCTTTTGACTACATCCGGGCGCACAAACATTTATGAGCAAGCCAATGCCGGATATGTCAATCTTGAGCTTATCAATTTGGATCAATCCAACATTGACATTGAAATTAATGATGCCGTGACTATTGAATTGCAAGATTCCACAGCTACATTTGTGCCAATTTTTGGCGGCACAGTCGTTGATTTAGGCATTGGCATAGCTGCATCAGGTGTGGTTGGCATCAACCAATCAATTAAAATTACAGCTGTGGGAGCCTTGGCTAGATTGCCAAAAGCCTTGACAGATGGCGTTTTGTCACAGGATTTTGATGGGGATCAGATTTTGACCATTCTGACCGATTTGCTCATTAACTCATGGAATGAAGTGCCAGCAGCTTTAACATGGGCAACCTATGATCCAACAGAGCAATGGCAAAATGCACAAAACACAGGCTTGGGCGAAATTGACACACCCGGCAGCTATGAATTGGCAGCGAGATCATCATCAACAATTGATGTTTATTCATTGGTTTCAGCTCTTGCAACATCGGGATTGGGCTATATCTACGAAAACGCTCAAGGCCAAATCTCTTATGCCTCGGCAGACCATCGCTCAATTTATCTAGCCACCAATGGCTACACCGATGTTTCGGCAGCTCAAGCACTAGCCAATTCACTCTTTGTGCAAACTAGAGCTGGTGATATACGGAATGAAATCGTTTTAAAATATGGGACAAATTCTAATTCTGAGGTCACAGATACCGATGCCACATCGGTTGGTTTATATGGCCGGCTTGCTCAAATCATTACAACAACAGTCAAGCATCAAAATGATGCTGAGGATCAGGCAGCGTTTTATTTGACTCTTAGAGCCTATCCACAGGCAAATTTCAATCAAATCACTTTTGAGCTGACAAACTCTGAAATTGATGATGCTGACCGGGATGCCTTGATTAACATTTTTATGGGCTTGCCTTTACGCATCACAGATTTGCCGCTCAATATGGCCTCCGGCACATATCTCGGATTTGTCGAAGGCTGGTCATGGCGTGCCTCCTACAATTCGGTATCAGTAACCGCTTTACTTTCACCATTGGCATTTTCATTGCAAGCCATGCAATGGCAAGATGTCGCAATTGCAGAACAATGGAACACAATTAGCGGAAGCCTAAATTGGGCAGATGCCTTAGTCGTAGCGTAAGGAGAAAAAATGAGCAATCCAACAACCCCGTTTTCGTGGCAAATGCCTACGGCAACGGATTTGGTTACAGATTTACCTGCTGACTTTGAAGTCTTTGGGCAAGCTGTTGCCACATCAATGGCCGATTTATTAGGTGGTACATCAGGTCAAATTTTGGCCAAGAATTCAAACACGGACATGGATTTTGTGTGGGTCACAAATGATGTTGGTGACATAACAGCCGTTACAGCCGGCACAGGAATTTCGGGCGGTGGTACATCAGGTGCGGTCACAATTACTAACTCAATGGCCACGGAAATCACAGCAAAAGGTGATTTAATTGTTGGCACAGGATCAGCGACTTTTGACAATCTTGCAGCTGGTGCAAATGGAAGCACGCTTGTTACAGATTCCTCAGCCACAACAGGCTTGCGCTATCAGGCTAATCAGGCTGCTGGTAAAAATTATCTCATAAACGGGGCAATGGAAAATTGGCAAAGAGGAACAACAAGCACGAGCACATCAGTTTATTTAGCAGACCGCTGGTTTCAGTCTATTGAAGGTGCAACGGCTGCAACAATTTCACAATCAACTTCTGTGGTTCCTACAAATTATAGATATTCAATGAAAATGCAAAGAACTGCTGCCAATACTGGCACAGGCGGAATTGGTATTGGACAATCTTTAGAAACAACCGCTTCAATTCCATTGCAAGGACAAATTGTTGTTATGTCTTTTTGGTTAAAAGCAGGAGCAAACTTTTCAGCAGCAAGCGGAACAGTAAATACTCGCATTTTTACTGGAACAGGTACAGACCAATCACAGGCTACTGCTTATGGCGGTTGGACTGGTTATGCTGAAACTTCTGGAACTGCAACCGCCACAACTAGTTGGACAAGATATTCAGTAACGGCAACAATTCCAAGTGGCGCAACTCAAGCAGGCGTTAGATTCTTTTGGACACCTGTTGGAACTGCTGGAGCAGATGATTCTCTTTACATCACTGGAATCCAAATGGAAATTGGTTCAGTTGCAACTTCCTTCACTCGCGCAGGCGGAACACTCCAAGGAGAATTAGCCGCTTGTCAGCGTTATTACTATCGTTCAATTACAGGTGCGGCATACGCAGTACTTGGAACTGGTTACGGCGGTTCATCAACTGTTGCCTATACAGGAGTTACTTTGCCTGTACAAATGCGTGTGAAGCCAACTTCTGTTGATTTTTCAGGTTTGGCAACTAATTTTGGTGGTGCGTTTTATGCAATTTCCGCAGGAACTCTCTCATCTGACAGTTCAACTTCCAACATAGGTTGGGTCGAGTGGACGGCTGGTGCGGGTATGACAGGTGGTAATCCTTACGTTTTACGGGCTAACAATAATGCCAATGGCTTTGTCGGATTTAGTGCAGAACTTTAGGAGATGACAATGGATAATGTAACTTTTGTTTTTGATAGTAATGGCACAGAACACGCAATTATTGACCACGGCAACGGGGAATACACCTCAATGACTAAGTCTTTCTATGACGCGCAACAAGCGGCACTATCCACACCAATAATTTCGGGCGATGAGTAATTTCCCACAAGGTACATTGCCTCGATTGATCCAAATCGCTCTTGCCGAGGTTGGCACAGCTGAAACTGGAAACAACGAGACAAAGTATGGCAAACACATGAAAGCCGACAAGCTGCCATGGTGTGGGTCATTTCTGAATTGGTGCGCGGATGAAGCTGGTGTGAAGGTGCCAAATGTGGTTAGCACTAAAGCCGGAGCTTTGTCATTTAGCAAAAACAAGCAGTGGCATGAAACGCCAAAAATTGGGGATTTTGTGTTTTTTGACTTTGTTATTGATGACAAAGTTACAATAAATCACATTGGTTTAGTAATCCGGGCATCGGAAAAGCAAATAGTCACAATTGAAGGAAACACATCGGGAGCTGGAGATCAAAGAAACGGCGGTGAAGTGATGGTCAAATCACGCACCTTGGGAGCGCGGTCATTT